CGCGCGGCCAGTGACCTTGAGGGAGGCTTAGAATGAGCGGGATTGTCCTCATTGTGGATCGCGGCCGTGAAATATTCCAGAGCGAATCTGGTCTTGGCATCTTGACCTTTGATGCCACGCTGGAAGAGTCATTTGAGTTTGCGGCAGAGGTTACCGATCACGAAGTCCAAGACGGCGCGGCGGCTGACGATCATATCCAGGTCAAGGCCGACACGTACACCTTGCGCGGCTTCGTCACCAACACGCCTGTCAGTGGTCTCGGTAATCCTGATGCTAATCGTTTGGCCGATACAGTGGCACTGATGGAACAAATTCTGAAGACCAAAACGCTGATCAAGATCGTCACGCCGCTACGTGTGTTTGACAACTTGGCGTTGATCCGTGTTGGTGTCTCACGCTCAGGCGCGTCACTGAGCATCACGCCGGTGATGGAATTCAAGCACATTCGCAAGGTCAAACTTGCCACGGTTGCAATACCGGCAAGCATCACACGTGCGGACATTGCAGCGGCCGCTCAGAGCAAGCTTGATAAAGGTCAGCAAGCAAAGAAGACGGCCGACCAAACAAGCAAGTTGGCTTGGGATGAAAACAAAACAGTTGCCAAGAACGCACTTGAGAACGTTGCAAAGCTCAAGAATTTCGGAGGCGCGCTATGAGTGTTGAAGAGATCCCGCTATTCAATCAGAGCACATCATACCGCTACACGATGGCAATCAGTGGCATCAACTATCTTGTTGATATGACCTATATGGCGCGTCAAGATGCCTTGTATATGTCAATATATGAGGTTGACGGCACGCCACTCAGAACAGGCATGCGTGTAGTCATCAACTGGCCTATCAACGCACGCGACACGCTCGATCCTGATGGCGTTTTCGTGGCAATCAGTCGCAGGCTTGGCGACATTACGCGCGCGGACATGCTTGCCGAGAACTTCAAGATCCTTTACGTCTCAGGCATTGACCTAATTTTGCCACCGGACACAAGCGGCGATCCAATCAAGGCAATCAAACAACTATGAACGACGGCGAACTATTCGGCCGCAAGGTCTATTGTGTGATCGGCAAGGCAGGCGAGCAAGGCGTTATTGTGGACGGCCTGCGCATTTCGTTTGCGGTCGAAAAGACGGCGCGGCGTCATCCAAACAAGGCCAAGATCGCGATCTTCAATCTCAACAAAACGACGGCCGCTGCCGTCACTGATGCTCAAGATCGCTTGCAGATTCAACTCTTCGCAGGCTATGAAAGCACGGCGGTGAGCATGATTTTTCAAGGCGAAATCAGGCGCGGCAAGGCAAAGACCGAGACATCTGGCACCGACAGGATCACGACAATTGAAGCCTCTGACGGCGGTGACTTATACCGTGAATCACGCATCAACACGACGATTGTTGATGCTAGCGGCAAGCAACTTATTGACGCGATTTCAAAGAGCTTTGGCGTCAAAATCAAGCTTCCTGACGACGTGTTGCAGGAGGCACTTGCCAAGCGTTTTGACTCGATCACGCTGACAGGAAGATCGGCTGACGTGCTTGACAACTTGGCGGACAGTTTCGGATTTGTGTGGTTTCTGGAGGACGGTGCACTAAAGATCGTCTCACGTGATGGTGACACCGGTGAGATCGCGGTGTTGCTCACGCCTGACACCGGCCTGATCAGCGCGGCCGTCCAGACAAGCAAGGGCATCAATGGAGAATCCTTGTTGAACTCAGGGATACGCCCGCGCCGAATCATTGAAATCCGCACTGAGGACGTTAAAGGATTCTTTCGTGTTCAGAGTGTCGAACTCAAAGGTGATAGCGGCTATGCAAAACCGTTCTACACGTCCTTTGAAGCGGTGCAAGCCGCTCAAATGTCTGAGGATAAACGACGGCGCAAGGCAGGCGAATGACTACACCGGCAACATATGACTTGAGCGCAGTGCTCGATCTTCACATGCGCTCAATCTTTGGCCGCATGCATACCGGCATGATTGCGCGTGTTGTGTCCTATGATGCCACAAAGCAAACGGTTGACGTTCAGCCCGTTGCACATCAGGCGTACGCAGACGGCACGCCACAACGCATTGACGTCATCAGGCGTGTGCCAGTATGCCACGCAAGCGGTGCAGGCTACATGATGGCAATGCCGTTTGCTCAAGGTGATGATGTCTTCCTGTCATTCTCTGAGCGCAGTGTTGCTGAGTGGCGCACGCGCGGTGATGGTGACTTCGTGCCATTCCTCAAAGATCGATTCGCTCTTTCTGACGCGGTTGCGTTTCCGTTGCGATCACCGGCGAAGGCGTTGGGATCGGCGCGTGCTGACGCGCTTGTGATCGGCGAAGACGCACCGGCAACCGGCATGCGCATCACGATCAAAGATCAGCGCATTGCCATTGGCACGCCTGCCGTTGAGTTGCTTGACACACTAGATGCGTTTCTAGGCGCACTAGATGTTTTCCTAGGCGTCACATCAGCGGCAGTAATCGAACCAGCGCTTGGCGCAAGTAGCGTCGCTCTCAAGGCGCAAGTGGTAATACTTCGCACTGCAATCCAAAGCATCAAGGCGACATAATGGCCATGAACTCAGAGGCACTTTCAGCGGAAATGATCCAGGCGCTAAGCGACGCCATAGAAAGCGGAGGCGGAAATGCGCTCAACACCGATCAACGATACGACAATAGACACATCATGAGCGCGCTCGCGACGGCTATCATCACACACATCAGTAACAATGCGGTCGTGACAAGTACGGTGCCCGCTGGTATTGGTGTACAGGTAAACACTGGCACTGGCACCGGCTCAACAACCGGATCTAGCACCGCAACAGGCTCGGTGACTTGATGGATCTTGCACTTAATCCGATCACGATGGATCTAGACTTCACGACGGCAGGATCTCTGCGTCGTGTTGATGGACTTGAATACGTCGCGCAACGGCTCAAGATTCGCCTGAGCATGCAACGCGGCTCGTGGTTTCTGGATCAGCGCGTTGGTGTGCCTTGGCTTCCTACGATCTACAAGCGCAAGCCTGACTTGCTTGAGATCGGCGCGTTGCTCCGAGCAGAAATCCTGAGCACGCCCGAAGTGATTCGGCTCGATCGTTTTGACCTAAGCTTCAACTTGAACACCGGATTACTCACACTTTTATTTCATGCCGTCACACGTTTCGGCGTGCTGATTTTGGAGTCTGAGTCTGAGGATCTTGCATCGCTGATCACACTTCTATTACTCAAGCCGAGCGCAGGTATCGCATGACTTTGACAAGCGCAGGTCTCGAGGTTAAACGCCTTGAAACAATCATTGAGGACCTGAACGCCGACGCGCGCCTTGCGTTTGGTGCAACCACCAACACCGAGCCTGATAGCGTGCTCGGCCAGTTGATCGGCGTATTCGCCGCCCAACTTGCGCCTGTATGGGAGCTTGCTCAGCAACTCTACGATTCCTTTGATCCTGATCAGGCCGAAGGCGCGCAGCTTGACAACCTTTGCGCGCTAACAGGCGTCACGCGGCAGGAGGCGCAAGCCACGCAAGGCTTTGTGCGCCTGACTGGTCTCCCTGGCGTTGCAGTGCCTGCCGGTAGCATCGTTGAGAACAGCGCAACGCTTGATCGCCTAGAAACACGCAGTGAAGCTACGCTCGCGCCTGTCGCGTTATCCACCGGCGGTGTGGTGTTCGCATCGGCTGACAACAGCGCAACGCGTACGGCCGGATCGTGGCTTGCCGACGGCGTCGCAAGTGGAACGACCATCACGTTCAGCAACACGGCATCAAACAACATTTTGCGCGAGGTGGATCAGGTTATCAGCGCAACGAAAGTGACTTTAACGGCAAGCGTTACAAATGAAACCGCGATCTCACCAATCACCACAATCGGCCGTGCTGATGTTTTTGTGTCGGCGGTGGAAGTTGGCGAGCGTCAGGCGCTTGCCTTTGACATTGACACGATCATTGACACGCAAGCCGGCTGGAAAACGGTTGTCAACGTGCTTGACTTGCTGACAGGCCGTGAAGCCGAGCAAGATCCTGAGTTGCGGATTCGGCGTGAAGAGTCACTAAGCGTCACCGGCGCAAGCGTTGACTTTGCGATTCGCTCACGCCTTCGCGCGCTCAAAGGCGTCAAACAGGCACTTGTAATCAGCAACAGAAGCGACACGCCGGACAGTGAGGGAAGGCCGGCACACTCATTTGAGTCTATCGTGTGGCCTGATCTTGGTGATGCCACGTACAGAGCGAGCATCGCACGCACCATTTTTGAGAATCAACCGTCAGGCATTCAGGCGTTTGGATTGCTCAACCTTGAAGTGGTGGACGCGCAAGGCGTCACGCAGAATGTAGGCTACTCATTCGCGATTCCAATCGTGCTTTACGTGTTAGCAGCGCTTGTCACAAACGATGATTTTCCGGCTGATGGAAATGCGCTCGTCAAGGCGGCACTACTCAGCGAAGGCAACGCGCTCAGCGTTGGTGATGACGTCAGGATCTGGAAGTTCAGCGCGGCGCTTGATGCGATTCCCGGCATCGTTGACGTTGATATTGCAATTGACACATCAGATCCACCAAGCAACACGGCAAACATTCCGGTTGGTTGGCGTCAAATCGCCTTGTTTGACTCAACACGAATCGCGGTGCTGCCATGACCGATCCTGTCATCATCAGTGATCACGGCGACCGCGCGGTGGCCAATATGACGCACGATTTCAAGGCGTCAACAATGGTCAACGTGCTGATCAAAGAAGTGCTTGTAAAGCAAATCCAACGGCTTGAGGAAACTGTTTTTGCACTGATCGTGGACCGCACGATCGGCGGTGCAATTGGCGAACAACTTGACGCCTATGGCCGCTTGATTGGCGAGCCACGCGGTGCGCTAAGTGATCAAGATTATCGCTTGTTTCTGGCCGCACGCATCAAGACCAATAGCTCAAGTGGCACCATTGAGACGATCATTGATGTGGTGAGCACTGTCACCAACGCAACGCGCGTTGCGTATATGGCGCACCATCCGGCCGCCTTCACGGTGCAATATGAGAGCGACGTACTCACGGCCGAATATCGCATACGCGTCAAGAATCAGATCGCATCAATGGTGCCGGCAGGCGTAAGGTTTGACGTGGTTGACGCTCGGCCTGATGCCTTTGGATTTGAGGACGATCTGCGTGCTAAAGGCTTCAACAACGGCGAATGGGCCACACTAACTTAAAGGCGGCAGAACATGGCACTTTTCAAACTCCCAAAATGGGCAACCACCGGCACCGCAATAGAGCCAAGCGAAGGTAAAAAGGCGCTCGGTTGGTCAGGCTCAGGCGAAAAGCCGCCTTTTCAGACCTTCAACTGGCTCGCCAAGCAAACCTTTTTATGGCTTGAGAATCTGGCCAACGGCGCGGCAACTTACGCTAACGTGAGTGAGTTTATTTTAAGCGCCGAGCCCGGAAACACGGGCTTTATTGTGCCAGGCTATGCCACACAGGCGCCAAACGAAACGATCCAAACAGTGGCCGCTGGAACGATCGTGAGTGTGTCGACTGATGGCGAATATTTCGTGATCGCAACAACGAGCAGTATCACGATCAGGCCGCGCACAGACCTCACCGCAACCACCCGCACATTCACGCCAACGATCGCAGGCACAACCCTCAAGGCGATCTCAAACGGCAAATATTTGGCGCTTGTTCGTGGCCAAAATATTGAGATATTCCTGAGAGATACAGGCGTCTCGGTGGGCAGCTATGACCACGGGGCAACGATCACCGACGTAGCGATCGACTCAACGCGGGCCTACATTGTTGGCATCAAGGTTGGCGCGATCACCACGCGAGCGATCACGCTCGCAACGGCGGTGCTTGCTTGGTCACACAGTCACGACGCAACCCTTAACTGCGTAGTCACTGACGGCCTGCGTGTTTACGTGGGAGGCAACGCGGCAGGAGCAAGCGCCGACTCAACCGTTGGT